TGGCGGGCAAGCCGAGTGTTGCAGCGACCTATGCCGGCATGACCTGGGCCCCTATCTCGTCCCCGGTGCGCATGAACTTCATCGGTACCAGCTATCACACCGTAAGAGACGCCCTCTACGAAGCCTTCGGACAGTTCCCCATCCGCCTCGACAAATCCCACTCGGCCACCCTTCGCGGCATGGTCGCGGTCGCAGGCGAGGGAAAGACCCCCTACCAGGACCTCCTCAACGCCCTGCAGCAGTTCGGGCAGCTTGAAGTGTGTCTGGTGTGACCGCCCGCTATACCTTTGCCGTCTGTGTCAAATGTTCGGTGCAGTCGCCGCCGATCATCATCGCCGAGAACGGTCACGACAGCAGCGAGGATCTGCCCCTGGCCCTGAGCAAGATGGGCTGGAAGTTCGATGCCAGACGCTTCAGTGTGATGGCGACCTGTCCGCAGTGTGCGGTGGAAGCGGAAGCCCATGCCCAAGGCTAAACCGATCTCCAAGGTCGAATGGATGGAGTGCTTCCTGGAGTTCCTGGGCGGCATGACCATCAGTTCCAAGGAACTGGACAGTGCCCATCCCGTGCCGTTGCTGGACGTGCTCTACTCCGCGCAATACCGGTTCCTGGAGGAAATAGCCGATGGCCTCACCCGAAACATCCATGAGTTCTTCGCACTCAAGTCTCGACAACTCGGGATTTCTACGGTTTCTCTGGCGCTTGATGTGTTCTGGGCGTCCGTACACGATAAGCTTCAAGGCAGCATCATCACTGACACAGATGGGAATCGTGACAAGTTCCGAATCCTCCTTGAGCAATATATCGAAAGTCTGCCACGAGGGCTCCGAGTTGGGATCAAGCAACATAACCGTAACAATCTCGTTCTCATGAACGGCAGCGTCATCGATTATCTGGTCGCCGGCACCAGAGGAAAGAAGGGCTCACTTGGCACATCGCGGGCGCTTAATTTTGTCCATGCAACTGAATGCTCAAATTGGGGAAGTACTGAAGCGGATATCGCAAATCTCAGAGCGTCGCTCGCCGAAAAACATCCTCATCGACTTTACATTTGGGAGTCTACAGCTAGAGGCTTCGGTAATGAATGGTATGATATGTGTTCATCTGCTGAAGCCGACGACACCACGCAAAAACTGTTCTTCCTCGGCTGGTTCCTCAAAGAGGACTACTCGTTCGAGGAAGATTCCGACGAGTTCAAAAGGTGGTGGGACGGCGACCTCACCGAGGAAGAACAGGAAATCCAGGCCGCGGTAGAGCAGGAAAGCCGCTGGACCATCCAGCCCAAGCAATGGGCCTGGCACCGCTACATGCGGACCATGAAGATTCTGGACCCGGATTTGATGCGGCAGAACTATCCTTCGACCTCGAAGGAAGCCTTCATCATGACCGGGAGAAGTTTCTTTCCGCTGCGCAAGGTCGGCGCCAACCTCGCCCATATCCTCAGCAGCCAGATACCGCTCAAGGCCTACCGCTACCACATGGGACAGACCTTCGCCGCCACCGAATTGGAGCAACTGGATGCCACGAAAGAAGCCGACCTCCGCATCTGGGAAGAACCGCATCCCAACGGAGTATATGTTATGGGTTTTGATACGGCCTTCGGTCGCGAGGACAAGGATCGCCACGCTATTGAAGTCTATCGGTGCTTCGCAGATCGGATGGTCCAGGTCGCAGAGTTCGCGACGGGCATCCCGGAGACTTACCAAGCAACATGGGTAATGGCCCATCTGGCAGGATGCTACCGCAATGTCATCGTTAATCTCGAAGTTAACGGCCCCGGTTTTGCTGTTATGGATGAATTGCGTCATCTCAAACAGCTTCTTGATTCTCGTATGCTTCCAGGTCTGGTCACCAACAGTGGAAACATGGACGATATATTTAGCAGCGTCCGTTGGTTCCTGTATCACCGGCCTGACAGCATGGGTGCTGGCTACGTCTACAACTGGAAAACCAACCAGGACAACAAACTCCAGATCATGAACGAGTTGCGCGACACCTACGCGGTCGGCGCGCTGGATTTGTTTTCTGTTCCACTTCTCGAAGAAATGGAGCGTGTGGTGCAGGAAGGTTCGGAAATCCGTGCCGAGGGCCGCGCCCATGATGACCGGGTGTTCGCTACCGCCTTGGCCGTGCATGCGTGGACGCAATGGGTAAGGTCCGGTATGATCTCCACCGCGCAGACCTACGACAAGGTCATGGAGGACGAGCGTATCAACAAGGAAACACCGTCCGCCGGCATGATCGGGCGAGTGGTCAGTTCGTTCTTCAAGCAACAGGACGAAGCCCGCTCCGATCGCGAGGACCACGAGGCCTGGAACCAATGATTTATAAGACCTATGCCTGCTCGGACTGTGAAACGGTGTTCGAGGTGCACCACGACTCCTCGGACGAACCGATCCCCGACTGCCCGACCTGCTCCAAGGTGCTGGAATGGCGGCCCAAGTCCTTCAACATCACCGGAGCCAAGGCCAAGGCGATCGACCTGACCCAGGACATTCTGGAAAAGGACTTCGGCCTCTCCGACTTCAAGGACAACAACCGCGAGGGCGATGTCGGCATCGTCCGCCGCAAGGAAACCGCGCAGGAAACCGAACTGGTGGAACGCGAGGTCCGCGCCATGGTGGAACAGACCACAGCCTCCAACCCCGACATGGCATCCCAGTTCTGGGGCCAGAACGCCGGTCCCTCGACCAACATGCAGTCGATGACCGGCCAGTCCCTGATCCAGATGGCCAAGGTCGGCCCGGGCGGTGCCGATCCCATGGCCATGCTTCATTCCGGGGTGAAAGCTGGTACTATCCCGACCCCGAAGCAGATGATGAAGATCGTCGCGAGGGCGGATAAATAGCCATGTATTTTTGGGTATATTCCAAGCTGCCGGATTACCAGCTTGAGGTTGCCTTGATCTACGATCCGCGTATCTGGCGCTGGAAAATATGGGCGTCAAAAAGAGTGCGGTGCGTACCGCCGCATGCCGATAGATGGTTCCAGGTGCACCAGTGGGTGATGGGTCCACTGGTGCTGTCTTGGTCCCGATACCCCTTGGTGGCATAATGCCATGAGCGTCCCGCCGGGCGCTTACCGAAACGGAGCCCGGCTTGTCGCTGAAAATCCCGCAACAGAACCTCGAGGGCTGGGTCGAGGACATCATCGATGAGTGCCGGCAGTCCTCGGAGACACGCCGCGATCTCATCAAGATGTTCCGGGCGTACTACTACACCGGCTCCTCGGACGGCTCCACCGCGGTCTATAACCGCTGCTACCCGCACGTCGAACGTCTTGGTGCGTTTCTGTATTCGCCAACAGATGTCCGGTTTGGTATCGAGTTCGACGAATCCGAGGACGAAGAAACCCACGCCATGGGCCACGCCTCGGCCCGGCACCTCAACCGCACGTTCCACAACAGAAGCCTGGACCTGAGTTTCGCCACCGCGGTCAACGGCGCCTTGATCGACGGCTGCAATATCCTCAAAGGCGTGTGGGGGCATGACGGGCCCGAGGGCTGGGTGATCCGGCCGCAGTTCTTCGGCGTATTACGGGAGGACATTGACGACCTCGATCGGCAGGAGGCCTTTGTCCACTCTACCTACATGACGCCCAGCGCCTTCGAGCGCACCATTGTCGATCATCCCGACCGCAAGAAACTGGTCGAGATGGTCAAAGACACCATGCAGAACGCCAAGGACCGTGATGAGTTTGAGGACGACTACTTCCACCAGATCGTTGTCGGAGGCACGCAGCCTGTTTCGACAACTACGTCGAGCGGATCGGGGATGGTTGGCATTGTTGGAGTTCCCACCCCAGTATTGGACGCCCGTGTCGCTACAAGTCTTATTCGACTCGATGAGCTCTGGGTCCAAGACCGCGAGCGACAGGACTACACCACCATCCGCCGGGTCGGCAACGTCATCGTCGAAGGCAAGGAACAGCGGCGAAACCTGTCAGGACTGAGCGACACGCTCGGCAAGAACAGCGACAGCAAGGGCTTCCATCCGTTCGTCAAGGTCTGCCCCAACGAGGCGCAAGGGTATTTCTGGGGCATGTCGGAGATTGCCTGCATCTACCGCCTGCAGGACAGCCTCAATGACCAGATCCGCACCTTGACCCGTTTGGGTAAGCTTAAAGGCGACCCGCCCAAGAAATACATCGGCTTCACCGGCATCAACCAGGAAAAGCACAAGGCATTCAAGCGGCCGGGCGGGTTCATCTCCGAGGAAAACCCCAACGCCAAGGCCGAAAACGTCGAGATCGACATCCCGGAAGTCATGTTCCAGTTGCTGGAAAAGACCGAAAAGATGTTCGACGAGGTGGCGGGCTTCACCGCACAGCTCAAGGGCGAGGGCGCCGAGGGCGTGCGCAGCCAGGCGCAGTCCGAATCCATGACCCGCAATGCCTCGCCGCGCATGAAGGACCGTGCGCTCTTGGTCGAGCGGCAGTGCAGTGAGTGGGGTGAGTTCAATTTTCGGCTTTTGCAGGCCAAGGACGCCGAGGTGATGCAGGCCGACAAGAAAACCTCGTTCCTGCTCAGTCAGTTGCCGGACGACGCCA